AAAGCTTTAGGATCATTGTTTACTTTTTTTAACATACGAAACGCATCTGTAGCAGCACGTCTGTTTGTTTCAAATAAAGAAGTATTATAATATGCAAGACGTTTTAAACCTTCAATACCACTTCTTGGTGCAAAAGGTATAGTTAGAGCATGTCCATATGCTAAGTTTAAAGTCTTAGTTAGGAGCTGTAAACTGTTAGTTAGTCCAGCATTAAATGCTGATATACCTGATAACATATTATTATAGCGTACACTCCATACAACCTTAGCAAACAAGTTCATGTTCTTAGGATCAGGACTTCTAAGCAAACCTAAAGGTGTCATTTGACTCTCTGCCCACTTATGTAACTTTGCTAAAGTATCAACATCACCGTTAGTGTGAGAGAAAGCATCAAGCAAAGGTTTTAGAGCTTCTGGGTTTGTCTTCTTTAATCTTTTTAGTTCTGCTGTAAACTTTCTATTTTTAGCATGTAAAGCATTTTCTACTGATTGAAATTCCTCTGTTAAAATATCTAAAGCTTCTTTTACAGTAGCTGGAGGTGTCTGGTCAAACCAGTCTTTGTTTTTTAACTGCCAACCTGATATGTATTTATTTAGTGCCCACTCATTTAATAAAAACTCAAGCTTTTGAATAATAATATTCATAGCACGGTCTCTATCTATAGACGGAGCCATTTCATCAAGTGCACCAGCAATAGTATCAACCTCTCTACCTAGAGTATCCATAACTCTAGCAGATGATTCAGCTATAGGTCTGCCTAAAAATCTATCAAACAAATATTTAATAGAAAATGCTACAGCACGGGCTTCATCTTCTGGTAAGTATTCTACTTTAAACAATCCACCAAGTATATTCTTAACGTCTCTTGGACCAGAAAATACCTCATATAAATCATCCATAGTCTCAGCTCCAATGATATCATTAAAGATACCCCATGCAGCTCTACTCATTTCTTTACTTGAGAATCTGATACCATCTACAACAGCATCAAATCTACCTATCTCTCTAGCTTCTTCAGCTACACCCATCACAGCACTACGTGATGTAGGACCCACCATAAGCCCTTTCTTTATCATAGAGTCTGTAATAAGAGGTGCAGGGTCGCCAGTCGAAAAGTCATCACCATTTTTAATAGCAGTTGTATCTGCCATATTTTTAGCTACATTTCCGGGAGGTACACTCTGTTTAGCTTTTGCTGCATCATTAAGAACATCTGAGTTAAGGTCAGGATCTAGTCCATTTAGATCTAGTTCTAATTGGTCAGGATTGTTAATCTTTCTTTCTATTGCAGCATCATCTTCTATAGCTCTAAAAGCATCTTCCTGACGTGCTACATCATCCATATTTACATTACGACCTATAAGATCTTCAAGAGCTATCTTTTCATCAAGTAGCATATCTTGTACTTCTCTGCTTAGGTTTTCGTTACCTAAAGAAAGTATCTCATCTATTTCTTGTAGTCTAATTAACCTGTCGTTATCAGCACCTAATGATAGGTTTGTCTGTTTATATTTTCTAGATGCTTCATCTAAAGGTTCAAACCAATCCATAGTTTTATAACCTTTATTTAGATCAGCATAACCACCGATAGCACTGCCGAATACTGCAAACGGTGCAGCTTCTAATGCGTTCTTAAATTTACGCATCTGCGGACTGTCACTTGTATTAGTTCTGAAAAAATCTAATAAAGGTAATCTACCACCGGGTCCAAATGTTTTAGGAAACATCTGACTCAGGTCATCAGTCATAGTCTGCTCTTCAGATATGTCATTTAGATATGTAATACCCATATCCATAACACCATGGGCTGAACCAGTAGCTAGTAGTTTTGCAAACCATGGTTTACTAAGCAATGCACCGCCAGCAAACTTTGCATTCAATGCACCTTGTACCATATTACCACCTAGAATACCGGGTATAACAAGTGATGATATACGACGTATAGCTTGATGTGTAGGATTGTCAAGCATTGTAGCATTATCCCACGCATCATCTACCTTATCCATACCGGGTATGATAGTCCCAGCTGCATCCATTACAAAGTCAACAGTTCCTAATCCGGGAGCTGATAAACCTTGCAAGGCGTTGTCTAATATTTTTATTGGGTTAGATGATCCATATAAACTTGTATTTTTAGAAACTTCACGTTTAGCAGCTCTAACATCTTGAGTAGACATGCCAAAGTATTTCTGATTAAATTCTTCCTGTCTTTTATCCTTTTCTTCACCACTTGGTAAGTTCCACCAGTTGTCATACTCAGACTTCATAGTGTCGTGATTCTGTTTGATGTTCAGATCCACCGAGCTATTACCAAATTTGTATCCAAAAGGAGCAGCGAAGACAGGGTTAGCATCTTTAGACGTAGGCTCAGGTTCTTCCGGAGCCATAAAGTCAAGACCTTCTAATGTTTCTTCTTCGTTCATTGTAGAAATTTATCTCGTATTTGTTTATTTAGTAATAACTGATATAACTCAACACCTTGAACAGCTGCATCTTTTTTCAAAGCTTCCATGCAGACTCCAAAAGCTTGCTTGCTTAAATCTTTACCATACACATCGTCAGCTGTAGGACCTAAATGATAATCACACCACTCAGCAGCTCCCCATTGTATAGCTGTTTTTTTCTGACCAGCTTTTGTATTAAGTTTAGATTTAATGGCATTTTTTAATTTGACACTATTTACATCTCCTAGCTGTTCTGATTCAATATGATTTAAAAATCTATTGTTTTGCGGTTGACCGTTTATAAAGTTATAAAAGTCATCATTGCTTACATTACCATCTTTTACTTGCTCATTAATTAAATTCATTAAAGCTGTTTGACGGTTCTGACCTTTTAATTCGTTACCGAATCTACCAGTTAATCTGTCGTTAATTTCTATGGATGTCATATTACTAAACACAACACCAGAATCTCTGACAAATAAAACCTTACCTTCTTTTGTACGCTTTTGTTTAAATGCACCTTCACCACGATAACCTTTATCATCAAATGGTATTGCGGTTCCAGTCTTACTATCTATACCAAGTAACACATCAACTACAGAAACAGCATCATTGTAACGCTCTTCAATACTCTTACCTGATCCAGCTGTCTCAGCGAATACAGCTAATGTAGCACCAAGCATTTCTCTGGCTTTGTCTGTACTTGACTCGTCCATAACATCTTCTAGAGAGTCAGCTCCTAATACTTTAGCTAGCTTTTTCTCAAAAAATGGTAGTAGTTTTTCATCAAGACCTTTGACTTCAGTACCTTTAACTTGTGCTAAACCCTGTAAGTCTTTCATGATAAAACCTATCTCTTGCTGGTCATCATTATAATCTACAGCCCATGTCATATATGTAGCCATAAGATCACCATTTCTGTATGCTTGTAGAAGAGTAGAATTAAATGTATTCTCATCTACATTCTCTGAATCATATCCGATTAGTTCAGCAAATGCTTCTCTTGCATATTTGTTACCATTTGTTTTTTGCCAGTCAGAATAAAACTCCTGTTTAAGACTTCTGTCAGGATTAAAGTATGAACCGTTAGCAAGCTTGTCTATGTATGGTCTAGCTTCTGCTTGTAGTCTACGATCATTTACATGTTCGATTGCTTTTGTGTTAGCACTATCAGCTGCCTCCCACTTTTCACGTAGTGCAATTAGAAAGTTAGGATGCTTACCTATAATACGATTATGCTTTGCATTCTTATTACCAGTAGCACCTGTTATTTCATAACCATGTGGATTGTTTTCATCTATACCTAATACTACTTTTTTAAATTTTATCCAACCAGCTTCACCGGCAAATCGACTGTCACCTACGACACTCTCTGCCCATGTATAAAACTCGTCTGCTTTATTTAAAGTTACCTTTCGACTGTATACACCTTCTCTGTTTTTTACAGGTAGTGCGTATACATTATTCTGTACAGTCTTCCAGATAGCCTGTGCTTCTGCATAGTTGTCAGCTTCTAGAGCAGCTTCGATCTGATTTAACCCACCATCAATGACAGCTGTACGATCCATATACTGTTGCTCAAGAGATAGCTGTGACTCTTTTACAAGTCCTTTCTGTCTAAATAACTCTTGTATTTTAAAACCAGTTTCAGACTTAGGATTAATACCTAGTCTATTTAGTATCTGTATAGCTCTAGTCTGATATAATCTAGTCGCTGTAAACTTATCAATATCACCTTCGACAGACGCAAGCATGTCTTGCTCTATACTGTCAAAGCTAGTCTTGATATCATTAAAAAGTAATTTTTGTAGAACTGGGTTACGAGTCTTCATAACCTGTCCCATATAGTCAAACTCTTGTTCAGCTTCTAAGTCTCCACCTAGTGCTTGCTCGACTAATTTACTTTGTTGGTTAGCAGCGTCATCTAATGCACTGCTTTGTCCAACTCTATTATAAGTATATTTAATCTTATCAAGTGTACCATCAGAAGCTAGAGTGTTAAACTCATCTATAGCATTTGTTGTTGCTATGTAATCCTCTGTAGTTTGTGCTAAGGTCTGAAACTGTTTAGCTAGTGTAGGGCTAAGTCTGCCCCACACTCCAGCTAATCTATCATACTCTGCTGCTTGATCTTTATAAGATTTAATCTGAACTTCTGCATTTGTCTTCAAAGCATTCATACGTGCTTTATAAGGTGCATCAGTTTCAAGCTTATATATTTCTTCGGCATTCTTTTGCATAAGCTTGTTACGCCTATCCATGCCTGCTATCGTGGTCTGGTCAATCTCTTTCTGTTGACGAGCCTGTTCTTTTAGTGCGTCGGTTGTAGTCTTCGATTGCTGTTGTATAGCACTTATGCCAGCTCTCGATAAATTTGTACCCCCGAACCTACCACCTCTGGCGTACCGTTGTGGTTTTTCTGTTCTTCTTACCATTATGCTGTTACATTAGGAGTAAATCCGCTAACTATCTGTGATGCCATCCCTGCAAGGCTAGATATACTTGAACCCCATACTTGTGCTGATGCAGATGATGGAGATATCATAGCTCCTCTTACTGGCTCAGGACCAAAATCATAATCTTCATATACTCTTGGGTACATAAATGTTGACATAGGTGTTGGTAATGGTTGTACAGGCATAGGTAATATACCCGGATCTAGCATCTTAGTTGCGTAAGCATTTAAGTCAGCTACTGTTCTATCTTGTTTAATATTACGTATTGCACTTTCAGATGCAGTAGTAGCATTTTGTAATGAGAGATCTAGTAGTGTTAAAGCTGTTGCTGTTTTCAGTGTCTGTACACTTCTAGCTTTTTGTACTGATCTACCCATCTGCCCTCTTGCTCGTATTTCACCTTCGGCTATAATACCATCGAGATAGGCTGTGTTTTTTTCATATCGTTTTTCAGCTTTAATTTCTTCTAACTGCTGACGTTCATCCATTCGAGCTGATCTTTCTTGCAAAGCATTCAGACCTAACTGTTGTTCAAAGATAGCGTTAGACTTAGCATACATACGTTCATTCGTATCTTGCTGTTTGTTACGAATCTGTAGCTGATAATTATATTGTCTCGCATTCGAGGCGTCTTTAAAGCCTGCAAGTTGTCCTTCTTGCCTAGCTCTTTCTTCTATTTCTTTTACTTTAAATTCACGATCGGCAAGCATCTTCTGCTTGTCCATCTCCCATTTTTCTTTGTTGTATTCATACTGAGCTTGTGTAGCGTTGTTACGCTCTTGCTGTGCAGACTTAGCTGCATTAGCTTGTTTGTTAGCTCCGTATATACCAACGGCTGCTCCAACTATGGGAGCTATAATACCAAACATTATGTCCTCCTGTAAAATCTAGGTGAGTATAATCCTTCCCACATCATAGAGTTTAAAGAGACAGGGAATGGTGAATCGTTAAATAATCTTAGTTGGAAGTTTTCTGTTTTCTGATGTATAGGTAATGAAAATATAGTCTGATCTGATATAGGTACGTCGTTAGCTAGATACTGGTCAGCAATAACAACTGGTTGTAAGTTATACCACTCATCAAGATATATAAGTATCTTCACACCATCGCCGGGTGCAGTGTTAAATGTAATCTTAGGTATAATACCACTTGTAGTATCTATAGTAAAGTCTGTAGTTACCACGTTATCTAACTTAACCTTAATTTGGTCATCATCTACATAACTTAAATCTTCATCTACCCAGTTGTAAACTGTGGTACTACCATCACCTGTATATTCTTTCTTACCTTGACGTATACCTTTAGACTTAAGCTTAAAGCCCATAACTCCTGACAGACCTACAGCAAACTTCATGCGAGCTATTGTAAGATTAGCAGTAAAGTCACTCTGCTTCATCGCATCATCTACCTTGTAATAAGTTCTAGGTAGTATTACATCAAAGTCATATTTATATCCTACTATAACATCGCTTGCCACACTTGTCAAGTTTTTAAATGGCACTTTAAAATATGTGTTACCACCTTCTACTACACGCTCTGGTGATATAGTAAAACCAGACTCAATAAATTGACCTGTAGCTGTAGTACCTTTAATTATAATAACAGGTGTGAGATATGTTGCATCAGTATAAGGTATAAAACATTTACTAAACTCACCAGTTGTGTCAAATGTGACGGAACTAGCTGTAGCATATAAGTCAATACATGGATTTAGTCTTTGACCATCGTTGTTAACAATAATAGCGTCATCAGGACTCTGACTTAGACTAGCTTTACTTAAGGTTAGCTGAGTTCCTTGCTTTGTTACAGCAAAAAATTCATCAGAATCTGTAGCTATAGTTTGTACATTACCCGGGGCTAGCCAGTTAAACCATGTCTGTAATTGTATCTCTTTACCTTCTGCATATGATCTGAAAAAATATATGTATCTACTTGATTGACCTGAGAATGCAACAAACTGGTTCTGTGCACTTGCTATCATTGTATCTACAGTAGATGGTACCCATTCGTTTACAACTCTACCAATGTCAGCTACCTGTGGGTTTTCGTTTTCTCCACGTGTAACCATCGCAAAAACACGTGTGTAACTTGGTGTCTTACTGATAAAGTTAATTGTAGTACCAGTATCAACAGGGTCAATAACTGTATCCATCTCGTAGTTTGCTATCGCTCTGATAACTGTCTTAGATGGTGTTAGTATACCATCATTAGATCCCATGAGAAACTGTTGGTTAGCACTAAATAGTACAAGACCTTGAGTAGACGGTAGTACACTATGAAGTGCAACCGGCTTAGTTGATGTAGCTTTTAAATCAATAGGGTCAGCATCTGTAACTGTCTGAGCTGACGTGTGATACATGTTAAAGAACTGAGCAGCTTGGCTCATAGATACATTATCACCAGACAAAAATCCTAATCTGTTGTTATGAAAGAATGCTTGTTCTAACTTACCACCTACAAACGAGGGGTGTGAGTTAGTGTCATCATCACCTACAGCTCTAGCAGTCCAAGGTACTTGTGCAAATGTAAATGCGTTTGTACCTGTGTTAGATAGTTCGTGAGTCATAGTGGAAGCATCTAAACCATTAGACATTCCATGACCTAAACCTTCTGCATAATATCCGGGACCTGATGTACCGTTATTTGCTACATATTTTAAGAAGTAACTTTTAGTTAATGCACCACTGTTTATAATTTTAACAGTATGATTATGTACTGACTCTGTAGGTAATTCAGCAAGTGTAGCTACACTGTCTTGAAATACTGTAAGCTGTGTACCATAAATTCCAGCTGAACCTGTTAAAGTAAACGATGAACCTGTACGTGCTAGGTGTAAAGAGTCCTTTAGTTTAGTTACTGTTAAGTTAGATACATTTAAATTATCTATTCTAGTTTTAAGTTCTGTTAAAACCTGATCGTATGTTGATGAACCGCCTGATGTGTATGCAGATATAGCTTGTCCAGCTACACTTATATTGTATGTAGTACTAGATGATACTCCTACTAATCTAATAGTACCTTGTCTGTTTGCGTTAAATGTAGGGTCAGCATTCTTAGCAACTGTAACAGTTCTGTTAGTTATGTAAGATTTAGCTTGCCTAGTCAGAACATGATAATCTGTACGTGCTCCTGTAAGGTATGCCTGTGCCCCTGTACCGTACGTAATAGTACATGCAGCACCTGTTATGGCATTCCATATTGCAATCGCTCCCTGAGACTGTCCTGAGGGGACTGGTGTAATACACCCTATGTATTTTTCTGTGTCATCCTTTGGTATAAAGAACCACTTTGAGTTGTCGTATGCAGTGCCTGTAGCTAGATTTGCTATCCACTGAAACCCCGGTCTTTTAGTAAGACCGAAGGTTGGATCAGGGTAGCCATTGATGCACTCCTCGACTTGACCGGGAAGTTTCTTGTCATCAGATTGTCTAGATACTCCACCAAGATAGTTGTCAACTCGTTGAGTTACTGCTGGCATTATCGTTGTAAAGCGTGAAATGGTTGATAGCTTTGATAGTAGTTTTGTGATCCTTGTGGATGTCCAAACATCGTAAACTGACCTTGCTGTGTTTCGTACTCATTAGCTAGAACTCTCATCTCTTGTTCTTGTGCTCTGAGTCTTGTGTACTGGTCGTCGTCTCCTACTATTCTACCAGATACAAGCGTAGCTGCTCTGGCTGTTATATAATTTTGTATGGGTTCTGGTAAATCTATCCAGTCAAATTCCCATGTAACATCACATTCGATAGGACTATACTCCCACGTATATCTGTGATTTTGTCTGTCGTATAACTTACCTTGTCTACGTACAGCATCATAAGTCATGTTCTGTGCGTTTTCAGATAACTTGATTTGTATTACGTTATTAGGAATAAGTATTTCGTTGTTATTATCTTTGTTAAATTGGTAGTGATACTCCTTGTTGAAAGTCCATCCTTCAGATTGTACCTCTCGTGACACCTGTAACAGGGTAGCATAGGCAATCGCAACTTCCGGGTTGGTTTGGTCTAGTGTAGT